CAGCCGTCGGTGTTCAACCAGCCGGCCGAGCTCGTCAGCCGCGTCGACGACGCCGTCGAAAACACTAGCACGCTGACATTCAACTTGACGCCGTAACCTATGCTGCTGCTGCTCAACCAGCCAGCGGGCGGCAGCACAGCGGCCGGCGTCACCCTAACGGGCGTAGCGAGTCTCGTAGTCGGCACGGCCGCTGGTGCTTCGGAAGTCAGTGGAGTCACGCTTAGCGCGGTCGCCAGCCTAATAGCTGGTACCGCCAGCGCAGGCGGCGCAGCCTCGGCGGCCGGGGCCACCGTATCGGCCGCTGCAAGCCTGATTACTGGCACCGCTTCAGGGGCGGCCAATGCCCTAGGCGTCACGCTTACTGCCACTGCCAGTCTCATTACGGGCGCGGCAAGCGGTGGATCTGGCGCTGTGGTGGCGGCCGGCGCCCTCGTTGCGGTTGTTGTGTCCCTGCTGGCGGGAAGTGCGGTAGTGGCTCAACTAAGCAACCTGGGCCGCTCCCGAATTGGCGGAACCATCCTAGACAGCAGCACCAGAATCGGTGCATCGAGCCTAAGCAACAGGTCTCGAATTGGAAAGAAAACGATTAAGTAGAGGGCAAAATGCAATTGCAAAACATCCTCTACGCAGGCGATACCCTTGACTTTACGACCACGGTCAACGACTACCCGGCGTCAACGTGGACGCTTAAATATCGGCTTACCCCGACTACCGGCACTGCTATCGATCTAACTGGCTCGGCAAGCGGGACAAACCATCGAGTCGTTGTCACGGCGTCATCGTCTGCCGCATGGGTGGCGGGGGCATATAGCTGGACTGCCTACGTCGAAAACGGAACCGGCGAGCGCTACACGCTGGCCCGGGGACGGTTGGAGATCAAACCGGCCAGCGCAACCCTGGCGGCTGGTGTTGATACCCGAAGCCAGGCGGAAATCGCGTTGGCGGCCATTGACGCCGTACTAGCCAACCGCGCCACGGTTGACCAGATGGAATACAGCATTGCCGGTCGCAGCCTCAAGCGCATGACCGTGGCTGAATTGCTTGCGCTGCGGTCGCATTTCGAGGGTGAAGTCAACAAGGAGCGCGGGATCACCCGGCGCATCCTCGTGGGGTACCGCTGATGCTGCAACGAATTCGACAAAGTCTTGCTCGCATGATCGCCCCGCGCAGCCCCAAGGCCGGCGTGCGCATGTACGGCGCCGCGAAAAGCTCGCGTCTCACCGGGGGCTTTGCCGGCATTCAAAACAGCAGCGCGGATGCAGAGCTATCGCTCAGTCTTACTCAACTGCGAGCACGCAGCCGACAACTTGTGCGCGATGCCGGGTATGCAAAGCGAGCCAAGATTCTGGTGGTTAACAACGTAGTCGGGGCGGGTGTTGGCTTACAAGCCACGGTTGCCAGTACTAGAGGCAACAAGCGCGCCCCGCTAAATGACGCCATCGAATCCTCATTCCGCACGTGGTCGCGCGGCGCTCTATGCCATATCGGCGGCGTCTTGCACTTCCACGACATCGAGCGCATGGCGATGGGCCAAGTGTTCGAGGCTGGCGAAGTCATCATCCGGCTGCACAACCGCGCCATGCCCGGATCGCGTATCCCGCTGGCGCTTGAGATCATCGAGGCTGAACGCCTTGCAGACGAGTACACCACGCCTGGAGGTGCCGTCCCGTCGAATGTCCGCATGGGTGTTGAGCAGGACGAATACTTTAGGCCCATTGCCTATTGGATCCGTGAGGGGCATCCCGGGGACTTGCGCGGCGTCCCGCTGAATTCGCAACGGTTTGTCCGGGTGCCGGCCGATCAGATCCTGCACCTAAAACTCACGGATCGGTGGCCGCAAACTCGGGGCGAGCCCTGGATGCACGCGGCCATTCGGAAACTACACGACATGGACGAGTACTCCGGCGCTGAGCTAACGGCGGCGCGGGCCTCTGCCAACTATTTCGGGACCATCGAGAGCACGGACGAAAACCCGCTAGGAGCGACAGAGCAAGAGGACGGCCAGCAGCATTACGACATGGAAGCTGGGATCATTCAAAAGCTATCGCCTGGCGAAAAGTTCAACTTCCACACACCCAACCGGCCCAACTCCGCGCTTGATGCGTTCATGCGCTACATGCTCCGAGAAGTTGCCGCTGCCGTCGGTGTGAGCTATGAGTCTCTAAGCCGCGATTACTCTCAGAGCAACTACTCAAGCAGCCGGCTTGCGTTGCTCGATGACCGCGACCTTTGGCGCGTCCTTCAACAGTGGTGGGTGCGCAGTTTCCGAGAACCTCTGCACAGTGTATTCATGCAGCGCGCCGTGCTTACCGGGGCGATCCCCGGACTTGGCGCCGAGCAGTTCTTCGCCGATCCCGACCGCTATCAGTCGGTTCGCTGGAAGCTGCGCGGCTGGACTTGGGTGGACCCAACTAAGGAAGTCACCGCGTACAAAGAAGCGGTTAAGGCTGGATTTACGACCGTGACCAAAGTGATTGAGCAGACCGGCGCAGGGGACGATATTGAAGACGTGCTCGAGCAACGCGAGCACGAGCTAGAGATGATGCAAGAACACGGCCTCCAGTTTGATACGGACCCGGCAATGGTCGGGGCGCCTGCCGTTGGGGTTTCTGCTCAGCCTGAAGAGCCCGACGACTCGCCCGAAGATGACGAGGATGACGACGCCGAAGATTCCAGCCCGCAACAGCGGGTCATCGCAATTAGGAGGTAAGCCTATGGACCAGCGAGCAACCCGCCTTGTTGACATGCCGCAGCAGCGGCGCCTTGCGCCCGTCCAGTCCATTAAGGCGGACTCCCGCACGGTCACGGTCATGTGGTCGGCCGGCGCGCGCGTGCGGCGCTATGACTGGTGGGAGGATGAGCACTTCATTGAAGAGTTGGATATGTCATCGGGCGCCGTTGACATGGCTCGCCTCATGTCCGGCGCTCCGGTGCTCAACACGCACGACAGCAGCCGCCTTGACAGCGTGCTCGGTGTAGTCGAGCGCGCATGGCTCCAGGACGGAAAGGGCTACGCCGAGCTTCGCTTTTCCGAGCGTGACGACGTGCAGCCCTACTGGCGCGACGTGGAAAGCGGAATCATCCGCAACGTATCCGTCGGCTATTCGATCCTCGAAATGCGCGAGGTCGGACGCGACAAAGAAACCGGCTACCGCGTGCTGCGCGCTGTGAAGTGGCAGCCGTTCGAAATTTCTATGGTCCCCGTAGGCGCCGACGCCGAAGCAGGCACGCGCACTGCGGCACTGAGTACGACCCGCTGTTCGATCAACGTCGAGCAGCGTGATGCAGGTTTTCAACCCGCCGCGCCAGCGGCATCTATGGAGGATCGTCATATGACGACCGAAGTGCAAGCCCCGCCGGCGGGTCAGCAAGCCGCGCAAGCCCCGCAAATCGATCCGGTTCAAATGGAGAAAGACCGCAAGTCGGCCATTGAAAACCTGTGCCGCGCGATGAGCCTTGACGTTCGCATGGCCTCGCACTGGATCGCCAGCGGCAAGGACTTCAAGGCCATCAGCGATGAAGCCCTGAAGGTGCTGGAAGAGCGCGGCAAGGACAAGCCCGCCGAGGTCGCGGCCATTGGCCTGACCGACAAAGAGGTCTCGCAGTTCTCGCTGTTCCGCATGATTAGCGCGGTCCAGTCGGGCGACTTCTCCAAGGCGGGCTTTGAGAAGCGTTGCCACGAGGCCGTGGCTTCTCAGGTCATGCACAAGCTGGGCCGTGGCGCGCAGGCGGAAAACAATTTCTTCGTGCCCGCCGAAGTGCTCAAAGCGCAGATGGTTCCGCAGCGCGTTCAGCGTGACCTGACGAGCACGCCGGGCTCTGCGGGCGGCTTCCTCGTCGAAACCGCCAACGTCTCTTTCATTGACTTGCTGCGCAACCGCTCGGTCCTGTTCAACATGGGCGCGCGTCGCCTCTCGGGCCTGGTCGGTAACGTCGCGGTCCCGCGTCAGACCGGTGCTGCGACTGCCAACTGGATGAGCGCGGAGTCCGGCACTGGTACTGCGTACTCCGACCAGACCTTCGGCCAGATGGCGTTGACGCCTAAGACGGTTGTCGCGGCTACGAAGATCAGCCGGCAACTGCAACTGCAAAGCGATCCGTCTGCCGAGTCGATTGTCATGGCCGACCTCGCTGCGCAGGTTGCGCTGGCCGTTGACCTTGCTGGCTTGAATGGCAGCGGCGCCTCGGGTCAACCGACCGGCATCATCAACACTGGCGGCATTGGCGGATTCACTGGCACGTCGATTACCTACGGCCTGCTTTTGAACTCGCAGGAAGACCTTGCACTTGCGAACACGCTGACCGCCAGTTGCGGATACGTCTCGCACCCCGTCGCCACGGCCATCCTTATGCAGCGCGCTCGGTTTGCGAACACCGACACGCCGCTGTGGATCGGCAACATGCTCGACGGCCAGTGCCTTGGCTTCCGCGGCATGTCGTCGAATCAGATGCCGGCGAGTCGTCTGCTCTTCGGCGACTTCTCCCAAGTGGTCGTCGGTGAGTGGGGCGTGCTCGAGCTGGCCGTGAACCCGGTGGAGAACTTCCTCGCCGGCATCATCGGTCTGCGCGCCATGTACTCGGTCGACGTTGGTGTCCGTTACGCCGGTGCGTTCAGCTACGCATCGAACAACGTGACCTGATCCACCACAGGGCGGGCGGGCTTCGGCTCGCCCGTCCACTGCCGAGGGCTCCATGCAAACAGTATCCAATCCGCACCGAGACGTCACCGTCCGCGTCTTGCGTCCATTCCTCATGCACGGCGAGATTCTGGCCGTTGGCGATGAACTAAAGATTGCCTTCGTTGACGCCCGCTATCTCGAACACACATCCAAAGCGAAGATCGTCTCCGATCCCGCGCAACCCGAAACTGAGGTTGAACCAGCTGCCGAGCAATCGCCGGCTAAGAAAGGGAAGAAACATGCTTAGCTACATCGGTGATGCGCTGTCCGTCAGCGGCGCGAGCCTGTCACCCGCTTCCTATGCGGCCGGCGCCAATAACGGCGCATGGGTCGACGTGCGGACGATTGAGGGACAAATCGTCATCCCCATTACTATCGGCGCGGTGACCGGCTCGGTCATCTTGTCGGTGCAGGACGCAACAGACGGCAGCGGTACGGGTGCGGCTGCACTAAGCCCCGCCGTCGCCACGGCATCGATCAACACGGCCAACTCCACGGCGCGGCTTGTCGTTCCGGCCGGCTCTGTCCGTGGCTGGGTGCGCGTAGTGGCTACGGTCACGACCGGCCCTGTATTCGCTGCTGCTCAAGTGATGGGCCACGGCGGCATCGTCTAACGCGACATGCCGCTAGAGTCTGATGCAGACCGCCTGAGCTACCTGCAGGCCTTCGGTGAGCAAATCACCGTCAACACGCAGACCCTGTGGGCGGTGCCCGACAACGCCTATATCGACGTGCTGGACATTGCTGCCGGCACTCGCCCGCAGGCCATCGTGCGCACGGCTGACGTGCCCAGCATCGCACCCGGTCAGACGGTGGTCATGCAGGGCACGCAGTACAGCGTGGCTGAGATACAGCCGGACGGTACTGGCATGACCACGCTAATCCTGCAAAAGACCTGATATGCCCCACGTTCGCCAAGACCTGCGCGCCGCCGTGGTCGCCGCAGTGACCGGGCTCGCTCAAACGCAGACGCGCGTTCATACCGCGAGGGTGTACCCGCTTCGGGAATTGGACATGCCTGCGCTGGTGGTCAACACCACTAACGACAGTGCAGAGACCGAGGGCGGAGCGGCCGAGCTTTACGTGCCGCGCGTCATCAACGTCGAGGTGCAGGCCTATGCGCGAGGCGCCAACCTAGCCAACACGCTGGACACCATCTGCGAACAGGTCGAAGGGGCGCTCGGTGTCGCGCTCACCGTACAAGGTAAGCCAATACTGCTGGCCTACCAAAGCACCGAAATTGAGTTCGACGGCGAGGCTGAGCAACCCATCGGCCGCGCCGTCATCACCTTTAACTCACCACCGCTTTATACCGCGAGCAACGCGCCGGGCACGCTGCTCTAAGGTCTGACTACACCCGGCATCACGGAGCATCATTATGGCAATTACCCTTTCCACGGGCACCGTGGTCGCCATCGCGTCGACCTACGGAACCTCAGTCAGCATGACCGCAATCAGCAATGCCTCGCAGGCGGTTGCAACCCTGGCTGCCGGCCATGGCGTTGTGGTCGGCGACTTTCTCGAAGTAACCAGCGGGTGGGACTTGTTGAACGGCCGCATCGTGCGTGTAGTCACGGTAGCCACAAACGACATCACGTTCGAGAACATCAATACGACCAGCACGTCGCTTTACGCGGCCGGCGCTGGTACTGGAAGTATTCGCCGCATCACCGCTTGGACAAACATTACGCAGATTCAAAACATCGCTCCGGGCGGCGGAGAACAACAGTTCGTGGACGTGACGACCATCGTAGACCGCACGCAAAAACAAATTCCCACCACGCGCAGCGCGCAGACCATTCAGTTGCAGGTTCTTGACGATCCGGCGCTGAGCTACTACAGCATCGTCACTACCGCCGCCAGCACGGCCGTCCCCACGGCGCTGCGGATGATCTTCCCGAACAACAGTCGCCTCGTTGCCAACGGCTACTGGTCGTTGCAGACCACGCCCAACGTAGCCGCCAACGCGCCGCTTACCGCCAACATCGACATTAGTTTTTCCGCTGAGCCGGTCCGGTACTCAACGTGAGCGACATTGAGCGAATCAAGGCGCGCGCTCTGGCCGCGCGCCAGTTCACCGTGGCGTGCGGCAGCCGAAACTATGTTTTGCAGTTGCCCACGCCGCATGAACTTGAGATTGCGGCGGCCAAGCGTTCCGAGGGCGATCTCGGCATGGTGGAGTTCTTTCGGGCTCAGCTTGAGCGCGCGATGGTCGGCTGGGCCGGTGTGACCGAGGCCGCGTTCACGGACAACGCTGATGACCACGCCGTGGTCGGCTTTTGTCCTGAGCTCGTTCCCTGGCTGCTCGACGCCCAGCCCGCCGACGCCGATCAGCTGCGCGCGGCACTTATAGACGCGCTGGCCAAGCGGCGCGAGCGAATTGAGGCCGCCTCAAAAAACTGATGGAGCGCCTCACGTGGGAGCGATCCCGCGGCGAGGCGCAAAAACTTGCAGGCATGGGCCTGGGTGATGCGATCGCCGCGCCCGCGCCTTGGCACCTGGACGCGCTGGCCGCCGCCCACGCCTGGCACTGGCTGGGCGGCTGGCAACCGACCGCGCTGCCGCTGTACTGCCAGCTGCATGACGTTGATGACCTTGATCTCATTACCGAGCTTTTGCTTGTGATCCGAAAGCACGCCCATGGCCAGCACTGAAGCCAAAGTTGTCATTAGTGCCGAAGACAGGGCCACCCGCGTTTTGCAGGGCATCCGCGGATCGGTAGATAACGTAGTCCGAACATTCGGCCTCTTGTCGGCCGGCGTGGCGGGTCTCGGTGGCGGCGCCGCTTTGGCTGGTTTGCGTTCGCTGGTGTCGTCTATTGACGACCTTGACGAGGCCGCGCAAGGACTTGGCCTTACCGCGGTTCAGCTATCCAATTTACAGCAGGCGGCGCGCGAGTCTGGCGTTAGCGCTGAGCAGTTCGGCACCGCCATTACCAGGCTTAATGTTCGTCTGGGTGAGGCCGCAAGCGGAAACGAAGAGGCGGCGCAGCTTTTCAAGGCCTTTGGCGTTGCTGTCAAAACGGCCGGCGGTTCGATCCGCCCGGTTGATGACGTGCTGCGCGATC